GCGAAACACCTAGTCTCCGCGCACGGCGGCAGCGAGTTCCCTTGCTCGCTCTTACGCTACACTGTGTTCGATGGACTTCACGTAATCTCGACGTTTAGGAAAGGCATCTCGTCGTCGCCAAGTGTTGGTTCGTAACCGTAGTCCTTGAGTAGTACCGCGTCCACCAAATCAGAGACTATGTACGAACCGTGCTTGTCTACAGCTAGTAGGAACTCTTCGAGCTCGTGGACCAAGTGCATGTCGTCACGTACGTATCGTCGAAACAAGTTCTCGGTGGTGAACTCGATCTGCTCGTCACGACAGGTGTACTTCTCAGCGACTTCTCTACGCCCACTGTTAAAACTCGATGCATACATCTTGCCACCGCTCTCGTGTCTCCGTAACTTGTCGTAAAATAGGCATTTGTACCTTGCGGTAAAGCCTTTCAAGACTCCGTTATGAAAACCGTCTGCGGCTGCACGAAATGTGTGTGCAGATGTAGTTAAAACGCCTTTGCAGTTCCCTAAAGCACGAAACATGGGACCGACGTTGATGACCGCGCGCCATATGCCGTCAATGTCAAGGACAGGAGAGTGCTTCAAGAATTGGATGTCCTCAAAGATTTCACACTTAGTTATGTCAGCTAGGTACCCTATGTGAAACCAGGCAGCAATTATGTTCTCGGGATCATGATAATCATATCCTAAGATAACCATGACAATGAATATTATCAAATTAGCGATAGTATTCAATAAGGTCGTGATCGTACTGCCTGATTGCAAATACAGGTCTAACGGGGTCATCCATGCACATTCTTTGACACCGCCTCGCTGTGTGTCTGGATTCATGATCTTTATGGGTAGCAAGATCTGTCGGATGTAATAATCTATCAATTCGGGCGGTACACCAAACAAGCGCAGAATGAAGACGATGAGCTCCTCGGTGTGGGACAAATCACAACCCTTGATGTCTAAATTGTAAATTGAACGCTTTCCGTCTTTGTTCACAAGAAGGAAAGCGTCGTCACTGAAGACAACATAGAGCATCTCGTCTGGGCATGTGTAAGCATAGTTGAAAATGGCGTCAATGACGCTGGGGTCATTGGATTTCGCAAACATGAAGGCACAGTTGTTGAACCTCCATATCTCCGCAGCGACTGCTTCTTTAGCTTTATCACACCAAATGGCTCCAGCTAACGACCGTCCAACACCTAAATCAACTATAATACGCCCATACTTACCGAACTTCGCTAACTCAGCGCGCTTAAGTTTGTGTATAACCCACTTCTCTTCTTTCCCATTGTCCTCTCGATGCCAGTCGCTACATCCTAATTGGCCTAACAATTTGATGAGTGTCAACACCTGTTCACGTAACAATCGTTTCTTGTGCGGTATCAAAACCACCTTAACAGCATCCTCAACTTCATCG